CAGTATAAGAAAACCGCTCAGATTACTCTGAAGGAATGTGCTGCAATTTATTACACTATTCGTGACCAGCGTACTGGTGCGAAAGGTGAAAAGATTGGATACCCTAACTGGTTGTTCAATAAAAACAAAGTCGAACGTGGTGTTTACCAGTTGCCGATTCCTACTGATGCTGAGTTGTCTGCGTATGCCAAAGAATTGGCTGACAAGAATACTCCAAAAGTAGCTAAGGCTAAAGCCAAAGTTGTGAAACTTGCTAAGGCTAAGACTGTTAAAGTAGCAGCACCTGCTAAGGTTGCTGTACAGAAAGAAGATAAGATGGAAATGTCTCGTCTTCAAAAGATCATCGATGATTCAGTAGATGTCGATGGAGACACCGAAGACTTCAATGCGATCCTGCGTGAAAATGGAATCGAAGTCTAAGAATTAAATTACCTTTTCATCTGGGGTTAGCCATCCCCCAGATGATTTTTTTCATTTGATGGCTGTTAAAATGGAGTTATATTATATGTCTAAACAAGACTTGTTGCTGAAACACCTTTCCGTCGGTAAAGCATTTACCGCTAAACAAATCAAAGCATCGTTTGGTATTGCACATCCTGCAAGCACCATTCGTAACTTGCGTGAGCAAGGCTATTGTGTTTACTCTAACCCAGCAGTTGTAAATGGTACTGAAGTTGTTAAGTACCGCATTGGTAAGCCAACTCGTGCTATGGTTGCGCTTGCTGCAGCAGTGCGTGGTTCTTCTGCATTCACTGGTCGTTCAGCCTAAGTGATTTAATAATGGACATTCTTCGGAGTGTCCATTAGTTATTTCATTTGGAGAAAATATGACAACCAAAGAAGATATTAAAAAGTCTCAAACTGCCACCACAGGTGGTCGTAAATTTGATGGTGGTAAACTACAATATGGTTTACTGCCACCACTCGCATTAAAAGCGACTGTAGAAATTCTAACATTTGGCGCAGAAAAATATGAGCCAGATAATTGGAAAAATGTTCCTGACTCAAAACGTAGATACTTTGATGCCATGCAAAGACATCTTTGGGCATGGAAAGAGGGAGAACAAGATGATCCCGAGACTGGCAAGAACCATTTGGCACATGCAATGTGTTGCCTAATGTTTCTTTATGAACACGATGTTAAATACTCAAAATAAATTTGTCATATACCCCATAATGGGGTATAATGTTTTATACATAGTAATGTACAATTTGAAAAGGAAACTTAATGAAATTATCTAAAGAAACTGTATCCCTAATTAAGAATTTTGCTGGCATCAACAGCAATCTTCTTCTTAAGAATGGAAACAAACTAGCAACCATCAGCGCACAGAAGAATGTGATGGCTGATGCAACAACTACTGAGACATTCCCCGACTTTGCCATTTATGATTTAAATGAATTTCTAGGTGCGATGTCTTTGTTTGATGATCCTGAACTGGAATTCCAAGACAAGTATGTCTCAATCAAACAAGGTAGTATGAACATCAAGTTCTTTGCTGCAGACCCATCTGTGTTGGTAGCACCACAGAAAGCAATTACCTTTCCTGATGCAGAAATTAACTTTAATATGTCTGCTACAATGTTGGATATGATTAAGAAAACTTCTTCTGTCCTCCGTGCTGCAGATGTATCAATCGTTGGTGATGGTAGTAAAATTACTGCTGTCGTTGGAGATAAAAAGAATGCTACTGGTAACTCTTACAGCGAACCAGTCGGTGATACCGATAAGACATTCAAAGTAAACCTGAAAGTAGAAAATCTAAAGATGCTTCCAGGAGATTATCAAGTTTCAATTTCTAGTAAGAAGATTTCTCGTTTCAAAGCACCAAACACCGACTTAGTTTACTATGTCGCAGTAGAAGCAGATTCTACATTTGATTTCTAAGACAACGAGGAGTATAATCTCCTCTTGTTTCTTTATTATGTTTGGAGTGATATATGATTGATAGTCGTGATGAAATGTTTTTGTGGGTAGAAAAGTATCGTCCACAAAAGATTGATGACTGTGTATTGCCACAGGCACTGAAAGATACTTTCCGCCAGTATGTAGAACAAGGCGAACTACCTAACTTTTTGTTTGCAGGAAGTGCAGGTGTAGGTAAAACTACAATTGCTAAAGCACTTTGTAATGAAATTGGTGCAGAGTATCTAATGATTAATGGCTCGGAAGAATCAGGTATTGATACACTACGAACTAAGATCAAAGGCTTTGCGTCAACTGTGAGTCTAACCGATGCCAAGAAAGTTGTCATCCTAGATGAAGCTGATTACCTGCAAGCAAATTCTACTCAACCAGCACTACGTGCGTTCATTGAAGAGTTTGCCAACAACTGCCGATTCATTCTAACTTGTAACTTTAAGAATCGTATCATTGAACCTATCCACAGTCGTTGTTCTGTGGTTGAGTTTAAGATTGATTCAAAAGACAAACAAGAAATCGCTGCAACCTTCTTCAAGCGAGCAGTATCAATCCTCAAACAAGAGCAGATTGACTTTGATCCAAAGGTAGTTGCTGAACTAATCACTAAACACTTTCCAGATTACCGTAGGATTCTAAATGAACTTCAACGATACTCTGTGTCAGGTAAGATTGATTCTGGCATCCTTGTCAATATGTCTGAGGAATCATTTAAGAGTTTGATTAAACTTCTTAAAGATAAAGACTTTAATGAAGTCCGTAAGTGGGTTTCAAAGAACTCTGACTCAGATACTACATCACTATTCCGTGAACTGTACGATAGTGCTGCAAATACGATTGAACCAAACAGTGTTCCACAGATGGTTCTTATTCTTGCAGACTACCAGTACAAAGCAGCATTTGTAGCTGACCATGAGCTAAATATTATGGCAGCACTCACTGAGATTATGGCTCAGTGTAAATTCAAATGAGGCTACTATGGAAATCTTTATTTTAGTAATAACATTTTTAATTGGTATTAATTTAGGCTGGAATGCTCGTGAGATGTATGCCAGACATATAACAGAATCGATACTATCTAAATTTGAACAATCACAAGACGAGAATCTAGAAGATGTAATATACATTACAATAGAACTAGATAGTGGCATTTTCTATGCTTATCATAAAGAAAGCAGTGTTTTTATTACACAAGCAAATACACGTGAAAAATTAGAAAAGCAACTGGCAGCATTATATCCAAATAAAAGATTTGGATGCACTCCAAGAAATTTAAAAGAGTGTGGGTTTATACAATGAGCCCATTCGACTTTATAAATGCAATTAATCTAAGTAAAAAGAATCTGTTCGAGGATCCACAAGCTAATAAAAACTACGACGCATTTATTGTTAATAGAGGACTAAGTTATTTTCCAGATACAGTTTTGTATGCAAATGAGATGAATCGTAACTCAAGCATACCTAAAGACTGGCAGTTTACATTTCTCCTAAATACTATACCAAAGAAAAAGCGATTCTCAAAATGGCATAAAAAAGATGCTGTTTCTGAATCTATTATTCTTATAAAAGAATACTTTGGATATTCATCAGAAAAGGCACTAGAAGCATTGAGCCTTCTTTCCGATGACCAGTTAGTTATGATAAAAGAAAAATTATATAAAGGTGGAAAATAATGACTGTCGAATTGATTTATTACGACTGGAATCCTGATTCTATGCTTGAAGTTATCTTGCCAGAGCCAGATAACTTCCTAAAGATTCGTGAGACTCTAACACGTATTGGTATTGCTTCTAGAAAAGAAAATAAGTTATATCAATCTTGCCATATCTTGCACAAGCAAGGTAGGTATTTCATCGTTCACTTTAAAGAACTTTTTGCATTAGATGGAAAAGAATCCAACATAACATCTAATGACATTGAGCGCAGAAATACTGTTACAGGATTATTGCAAGATTGGGGTCTGCTTAAGATTATAGATAATACAAAGGCAGAACAAAAGGTCTCTTTGTCACAGATTAAAATTGTGGCATATAAAGAGAAAGAAGATTGGGAATTAGTTCCTAAATACAACATTGGCAAGAAAATTGTCACTAAATAATTTTACATTAGTTTTGGAGAAATAAATGATCAAACTTGAATTGAGCATCGAAGAAGTAAACACTGTATTGCGTGTGTTAGGTAAACACCCTTTTGAAGAAGTTGTTACATTGATTGGTAAAATCAAACAACAAGGTGATCCACAAGCACAAGCAATGGCTGAAGCATCAGCTGCTGCAACACCTGCAGTTACTGACGCCACAGTATAAATAGAATTGGCTTCACCTTAGGACCGCTAAGAAACGAAGCGTTATAAAGCGGACATGACGCACGATGTCGCTGGAATCGTAACCAGCATTTTACGGCTCTCTTCATTTCGCC